CCAAGACTCGGTCTTCGGGATGCTCGATACGCACCCCTTCGGTGATGACCTGCATGCCCTGTACCATGATCCTGTCACGCAGGCGGGCCATCCAGTTCACTTCAGTGTAGCCGATGTTTTCGTCCAAGGGCGTGCCCGCACGTTGCATGTGATCGCGGAAGTCGGCCAGTTTGGCATCCTTTTTGGGATCTGTTTTGAGTTGGGCCATGATTCGTTCCACGGAGTAGAGATCGCGTACAGTGGCTCTGGGATTCAACAGCAAGGGTGCTACCCGGTCAGGATCGTCAGTGATGATTTTATTGGTAGCACGATCGGCTATGCCATCGTTTTGATTGAGTTTGTAGCCTAGGCTCTTGGCTATGGAGTTGATCAGGATGTTGCGGCTTGCACCTTTGAAGGCCGAGCCAGGATCACTCTGTAACACGAATTGATTCCAGCGAGGTTTACCGGTAAACATAAAGTCGGTCTGTGCAAATCCGTTGCGAGGGTTACCACGGATGGCAGTGAGGAAATGCACGCTTACGCCTGATTTTTTTATGTAGCGACTGGCATCCGTCCCCTGCTGGGCAGCCCAGGCCTGTAGTTTGGCCGCCAGCTGTTCCTTGGAGATTTCGTTGACATCGACCTGTAGGTCAAGATCTCCCGATGTAGGCTTTCGTCCTGTGCTGCCCAACCAGCGAATAGGTAGCCCATCCTCTGGACTTTTTTCCGTGGTAAAATCTAGCCCAGTGATGCCTTCCAACCATTGGACGGTGGGCATGACATCGGCTTGATTGATACGCTGTGTGAGTGGCTGGCCGTTCTCATCCTTGAATACGTTGCCGCCTTCGGCCAGGATCATGCGGATCTTCCCAGCACCTGCATGGTAAGTTCGTTGTGTACAGGATCGCGACGATCAATGGGCACGTATCTATATCCCGAAGCAGCACTGGGACCGGCTGGTGCCAGCAATTCCCAACGGTTGGCATTGGCGTTCCATTGATAGTTGAAATTGCTTGTGGTAGATCCAATGGTACGCTGCAATGTGATCTGCTGTTTGTCGGGCAAACTAGCTTCGAGATTGGCAGGAGTGACCTGGGCTGCCATGGCCACACTCATTAACTGGGTCATGTTCTGCAGCATGGCACGTGGATCGCTGTTTTGCGTCCAGGATCTGGCAATGATGTCCTGCACAGACCTATCTATGCCCGGTGCTTGGCTGGAGATTTTGTTGGCGAATAGATTTTTGTTCACCCAGTCCATCATGGCCTGTTTGTACATGTCTTCGCTGGGCGGTTGATTCTGATTGGCCCGGGTAATTTGTGCTATGTGGCCATTCCAGGCCTGCAGGGTCTTCATGGCTTCACCACGCAGTTGATCTGTGGCTGCCATGCGTTTGATCCGCTGATCCAGGGGCAGTTTCATCAGTTCGGGATCCTTGGTCAGCATGCCACGCACAGCATTGATGCCCGACGCCGTGGCACCAAAAAACATATCGCCCAGCATGTTGCCCAGCAATGATTCATGCAACGGTGGCTGTGTTATTTCATAGATCTGCATCTGTGCGTCTCACTGTGCGGGCGAATTTGGCCGCGTCTTTGGTGCGTATGGCGTTGAGCAATTTACGCACTAAATTCTCTGCTTGATCAGCAGGATATGCTGCTTCGATCTGCTCTACCAATCGCACAGCACTTGCTATCACATTTGATGCCCGGCTTTCGATGATATAGCGGCGGTCACGATCTTCATGGCGTTCCACGTATATCGCATCTAGTTCTTCTAAAATGCTGCGGGTGCGTTTTTGCATCTTGGGCCAGGACCTTTACAGTATTTATTGTTGATCAGTTATCATGATCCACAGATGTCGTCACAGATCACCAGACGTCCAAGTTGGTAAGAATCAATTTTCCAGGTTTTTTCTACCTCGCTGAACCATTCTATACACTGTTCTAACGGGTACTCTAATGCGTTATTTTTCGCAATCATCGGTGTCAATTGTGAATTGGCGGCCTGATGATATTGCCCATGACCGTAGGTTTTAGGATAAAATCCTGTATAACAGCAAGGACTCACGTCGCCATTGGCGGCGATATAGATTGATTTAAATTTTTTTGTTTCACAGGTCACTGTTTTCTTAGGTATCCTATCACCAATGATGTCTTGTAAAATGACATCGTCGGTTTTTTTGCGATGAAATAGTATTTTGAATTCAGTTTCACCTTGGTAATCACCGAGCACATGGGTGAGATTACCATGACTGTCAAATACTGGAGCGGTGTCTCGACCTTCAATGATCAATTTAAAGTCTCGGAATCCTAGATTTTGACTCATAAGTTTACAGTCATCAACTTGATGTTTGTTGTGCTTGAATCTGACCATTTTCCATACAGCATAGCCGTCGGCATTGATAAAAGTTCTAGCATTTTTGATAACTTGTTTCCAAATCGTATTTTGCCTATACAAATGATGGGTGTCTTCTAATCCATCAATGCAAAAAGAAACTTGTGCACCGGTTTTGGCTAGTCTCTGCCAAAATTTTGGATTTCTTGCACCGCCATTGGTGCTGATAGATATCTTTATTTTTTTATTGTGGTGGTAAAAATACTCTACAATATCCGCACCTTCTTGATTCATCACTATATCACCAAAGTTACCATTTATGTTGATACTGGTCAACTGATTTAAAAAACTTGGCTGGAATATCTTTCCGCATTGATCTAGAGAGAGATTTACTTCAGGATATCCACCATTGTAGGGATATCCCCAAAAAGTTCTAGGACACCATGCACAGGCAGCATTACACAAAGACGATATCTCTAAATGTACATCACGTATATCTTCGAACAATATCATGATATCATAACTGTTTGATCTGCCCCAACAGTTGCTTGAGTTTGTTGCTTTGTACTTCTGCTGTAACCTTGCCTGTGTCTTGGTCGGCATCAGCATCGGTTACACGGCTCTTGGCCTTGATGCTTTCATATATGGTGCTCTTGGCAAATCCTGACGCACCCTGTGGCTGCTCCTCGCCAGCATCTGTGATACGCATGGTCTCGATGTTGTACTCTAAGTCGATCTTCTGTCCTACTCCAGTGCTGCTACGACTTTTCATACATTGTATCTGATATCGACCACGCTCACGCATGGCACGAGATGTGAAGATACCGAACACATTGTCTGCTGTGTTGATTTTAGAGATACCACCTGATATGTGGCTGTGATCGAACTCGATCTCTTCCACTGCTGATCGATTCAACTGCGACGCTGTGACCATGAGCACGCCCAGTTCCTTGGCCAAGTTACGCAGTTCTTCACTCACATACTTGTCTTTGACGAACAAGTCATTGGGGCTGACCTTGGCTGATACCGGCATGAGTAGATCGAGATAGTCAATCATCACAAAGTCCACGCGGATGCCGGTCTGGATCTGTGCTTCTTTGAGGTAGGCACGGATGTCGTTGATGTTGCTCTGTGCCGGGAATCCTTTGATGCGATACTGCCCGGCTTTCTTGCCCACCAGTTTGACCTTGAGTTCCGTGGTGTCAATGTCCCGGCGGATGTCCTTGGTGCTTGCGTTTGTAAGCATAGCATCAGTCCTCAGAGCACACAGTTCTTCGCTGAGTTCCAAGGTGACATACACGCCGCTGAGTCCGGCCTGCAACCAGTTCAACGCGATGTTCATCATCACCAGGCTCTTGCCAGATCCTGAACCTCCGGCAAAGATGTTGAGCTCACCTCTGCTGAATCCACCATACAGCAATCGATCCAGTTGTGGCCACCCTGTTGATACCTGCCCACCGGAATTGAAATAGCGATTGATACGGGCACGCGGATCTTCCCAGTAGTCCGTGCCCATGTCCTTGGTAAGACTGATCTGTACTGCATCCTTGATCAGTTTCTCCACAGGGTCGTACTCACCCTTTTCCAAGAGATCCGCTGACTTTAAGATTGCACGTTCCAGTTCTTGGCGGCGTGTAAAGGCTTCGAACTCCGTCATGAACCAAGCAAAGTGATCTTCGGTGAGATCCGGAACATGCGATAATTTTGTGTTGGTGGCTGCCACCACCTGTTCCAACACCGGCATGGCTTTGTGATCATTGCTGTGCTCGCGTATGAATTCCGCGGCACCACGCAGGCTGCGATCAAAGTTCTCAGGATTGTAGATGTTCTGCACACGCACATAGCTCTGTGCATCCTGCAGCATCATCTCCAGGAACAGCCTCTGTACGTCTACGCTATAGTCCTTTAGCAAAATAATTCCTTGATTTTTCTTTTCAATGATACGTCAAAAAAATGTCTATTACCTATAGGACCATGATGTCCAAACCAACCATACAAATCGAAATCTGGCGGTTTGTTTGTGTTAGTATTGACTCCATGATATGTATCATGAAACAATATACAATTAGAATGCTTTAACATTTGATCCAAGATATGTTCGCTTGGCCCCCAACGATTGTTAGGATCAAAATCTTTACTTAAATTTATTATTACGTATTGTGCTTGCTTGGAATCTAACCAAACGGTGAGTAACCATAATTTACGTAACACCTGTGTCTCTAACCAACTACGATCGTTGTGTAATATCAATTGACGATCTTGTCCGTAGTTCTGTAAACTGATCAATCCTCGATGGCAAGATACATCAAATTTTTCATCAATCCATGTGTCTGTAGAAATCTCCATTCCAGTGTAGGATGTGTTTTTATGATCATCAAATACAGTAATTCGTTCTAACGGAGGAACACCGATTAATAACAAGTCTGTGGTCCAATCGAATTGCGTTTGCAATCCGATCAACAGTTGTTCAATAGAATCCAAACTGTTCCCAGGCCGACTCACATTGAATATGGTCTTTGCTCCTAGCAATTTGGCAGTAAGCCCCCAAAAACTATCACAAGGATCCACACATGAATTCGGGGTAGTATAACTGTCACCAAATACCCATATTCTGTCAAAATTTCTTGGCAAGTTGTCGCTTCCTTAGTTCTATTTTGATCCGGCTGGTTTCTCGTGCCTGCATGATATGTATCAATGTCGCCAGGCGACCATAACACTTTACTGCATCATTGACATCTTTGATCTCTTGGGGCCAGTCAGGCGTGCTCACCGCCCAACCTAGTTCTATTGCACGATCCACCAACTTCATGCCTGCGGCATCCTGATCAGGCACCACAGTGACTTCACGACCTAGGCTGCGTATCAATCTTGCTTGCACATCCGAGATATCAGCGTGCAACACAGCCAAGCCCGCGATCGACAGTGCATCAAACACACCCTCCACCACGATCACATGCTGCCAGTCGGAGCGTTGCAGATCCGTGCCAAACACATAGCCCGGCTGCAGATCATGCACATATCTGGGATTGTGATCGTCAAAGAATCTACGGGTGTGGCCCACGATGCGACCATCATAGGTGAATGGTATGATCACACCTTGTCTGCGGCTGAATTTGTCATCGGGGCGACCATGGATCATGCCCGTGGGATAGTCTTCGGGCACGCACCTGTCTCTGAGATACTGATAATGCACTGGCATGTTGGCATCAATCAAGGCAAACTCTTCGGGCAGTTCTCGATCTTCGAACTCTATGCCCTGCACTACATTGGCCGTGCGTTGACGATCATCCAAGATGCCCTGTACGCTGCGATGACGTAGGCTTTCGAGATTGATGCGTTCGATCTCCTCCTTGGGAACGTTGAGCCATGACAATAACTTACGGGCTTTGAATGAAACACTACGGCCCAGGATGAAGCTGGCAGTGAATCCGCAATTGAAACAGTGATAACTCCAGCCCTGGTCAGTGGTCTTTACGCCGCCACGCTGTCTACGATCAGCACTTTCTCCATTGTGTACACAACAAGGTGCATTTACCGATATCCAGCCCGATGCGGTTTGTTTGCGTTTGGCAGGAAGGTAACCGAGTATGTCTATCACTCTGCAAGTATAGCACGATCTATTTCGGGGATCAAGAGTTCGGCTATCCAATCATGACCAGCCACATTTGGGTGTCCTCCCGGTGCCAATACATGTTGGCGATGAGGCAATTTAGAAAACATGATCTGCAGCCCAAGATCGGGCCATAGCAACGAAGATCTATCCATGCGTTTTTGTGGCTCCATGGAATTGAATTGTAGAACTCCGGCGGTGTCTTTTGCTTGTCCATCAAAGAACAAAACTGTCTGGACATAGTTTAGGTCCGACAATTGTTTGCAATCTGTGAGCGTCATGTGTTTTTTTACCATGTCCACCCAGTCATCGGGCACGCTGCTGGCTCCCCAATGTACCCAGGCAGAATGTATGTATTTGTTCCAGGGAGGGTCATTGGCATACGGCTGGTGATCGGGATTGTAGAACGAATGCCGGTCTGCAGAAGTCAGTGCAACCAGCACCAAACAGTCTTGTGGATTTGGTTCATGTTCCAACCACCACAGATAGTTCCAGACAGTGCTCTGCAGGCTTCCACCGGCGATGCCAAAATTTTCTGTAGGAACACCATAGTGCTGTCCCAACAATCCGAGGAAACAGTGGCTTTCTCTATATTCGGTATTTTCCATCAGCACAGGGTGTGCATGGGGATGATCGATCAGCGCAGGATCCAAGAGCTCATCGCCCCACATCCAGGAATCGCCAAATCCAACTATTTTTCCAAACTTCATCTATAGGTAATGAGATCTATGTTGCCATTGTTGATGTCGAGTTCTAGGCGTATGTAAGGATGGAATCCTTCCACGTTGATGCCCAGGCGTTCGGTCTTGTCCACGAAGTGCAGACTGTCCACAGTGTTGCCGGTTTTGAGATCTTCGAATTCTACATCATACCAATCCACGGTCTGTGCCGTGGCATCCGACGCACCTTGCACTCGCAAGCTACCAGTAAACTGCACAGGATCCAACTGGAACGTTGTGAGCCGAGACCCTTCTGTGGTCAGGGTGCTGGTATAGTAGATGGAGCTGTCGGGTGCCTGGCTGGGTATGGTAAGTTCTTCGCTGGCCACGAATGCGGGAAACACCGAATCCACAATGTCTATGTCACCGCGTGCCCCGGAATAATCATCGGTGAGCACGGCCTGGTTCAGCACACCCGACGAAATCTCCAAGCTCCATGATGCAGGCTGTGCCTGCAGTTGCCAGGTCTCGGCCTGTGTGACAGTGACCTTGGCACGTCCCAGGGCATTGCTTAGGCTCACCAGTTCTTTGGCATACAGCAGGTTGTCACCGTTCTGGCTGATGATGCGGAACGTGAAAGTGGCCC